GCGGCAAGGTTCCGTTGGCTTTTGTCAAGGAGCTGTATCTTCAACCATTTCATCACGATCTTTGGATCTAGGTTGTGCCCGTTATCGTGTTTGATTGGAAAGTACCAACTCTCTTCGCCTGCCGCCACAGCGATGCCAACTATGAACCCATCCTTACGCGCCCATCCTGGACCAAGCGTAGTCAGGTTTGGGTCACAGGTTTCAAGGTCGATCGCGATCTGTTTATACCCTGTCAGATCCGGATAGCCCGAAGGCATATGCCACTCTAGGTCAACGCCCTCATTCATCTGAGAAGCGATGACGTGGTCTTTTTCGAACAGAGCTTTTTGCATTAGTTTTCCTTTGCCATTTCCGATCCCAAAGCGCTGTACGCCGCCTTATCAACCCACGAATCCTCGTGACTGATGGTTTCAAGGAGGCGGCTCGTCTTAACCCAGTCCATCATCAATGCAACGTGAGCAGGCGTGATCTCTCCGTGCTTCTCAATCGCAGCGTTAACGATCACGTTCCAGCCGTCAGCAATCCGTTGGTGGTTAACGTATGCATCCCCGTAATCTTTGGCTCGGTCGCCGTTGATCAACCCTCGGGCCGTGTGAAGAACCTTGTCTCGGTGAGAGCTGCTCACCCAACATGTCTCTTCTTCCGTTGAGTAGTCCTCAAAACTCGGGATGGAAATTGTGATGGTGCTGTCGCTCATAGGTGATACCTGTATTTCTTATCGGATTCCAAAAGGTAGAGGTTCTCTTTGGTACGGGTTACCGCAACATACAGAGCCCTCAGCTCATCATCAGGATACTTGCTCTCCATGCAAGCTTTAGTTGAACCAAGATACACGATACAATTCACGTCCTCCCCTCCCTTCATGGCATGGAAAGTACTGACCTTGATCCGTGGTTCTTGGTCCAACCGCTCGCCCCTTGCTTGAAGGGCGCGGATGTACATGCGCTCATCGTAGCTGACACGCAGCACATCATACGCAGGAAGATCCTGCGCTCCGATCCAACCGAACTCACGCGTTAGATCGTCATAGCCTAGCGACCCTTCAGGATCCGCCGCATCCAGAAGCTTGATCGCACCACGGCGCACCATAGCTTCCGTTCCTGTCTTGGGCACAGCCTTATACAGCTCCTTGACAAAAGCCAACGGAACCTTGCCGCCCTGCGCCAATGTCTTCCATGTCTCGATGTTTTGAATCAGCGATGGATCAATCGAGGGCTTACCCTTAATGCTGTAGTAACAACCCATCTTCTCCAATCTGTCCGCGATATCGTAGCAGAAGCTGTTGGCCCGTGCCATGATGGTCCACGAACCTTGGTCCAAGGGCGCTGACTCAAGACGCATAATCGATTGAACCGAGCCCTCTTCGGCACGAGGTTTAAACTCCTTCGGGATTCGCTGTTTAATCTGACTCGTGATCCGTTGGGACAGTTCCCACACGGCACGAGGCAAGCGGTATGATTGCGACAAGACCTCGATGTTCTTAGAGCAGCGCAGAAACTGGCTCACATCCACACCTGTCCAACGGTGGATAGCCTGGTCGTCATCTCCTGCAATCACGACCTCGATCGAGTTCTCCGCCATCTTGCGGACCATGGTCCATTGTAGCGGTGTCAAGTCTTGAGCTTCGTCAACAATCAAAAGATCAAAGTGCGCAGGCTCTCCACGTTTGATATAATGGTCGATCATGTCTGGAAAATCGAGACGCTCCATCTTGGATTTATACTCTTCGGTCTGCTCGTGTATTTGCACAAGCTTTGGGTAGCTGAGAGTGTGATCCCCAAGATCGTTGTACTCCCGATCCAGTTCGACCTCACGATAACGCGCCCGCATTACAGCCTGCAGGTACTTGGCTCCGCTGCCGCCTATGCTTGGTAAGGCGATACCGTCATCCACAGAGGTGCGGTCTGCTCCGTTAAACTCAACGCCGAGCATATTGCCAAGCTCCGAGTAATCCGCTCGGGACATAACGTCTTGACGCTGTAACCCAAGAGCGTGGTAGCCCGTGGCGTGAAGCGTCCTAAAATGCGGGAAGTCATCAGGCGTAAGATTGAACTCATCGCAGGCACGAGACACAGCCTCACGTATAGCCTTGGTCGTAAACGAAACAAACGCAATGCGAGATGGATGCACACCACGGTTCAACGATTCACGCACTAGCTCGATGAGCGTGTGTGTTTTGCCGCAACCTGGTGGTCCAAGGATCAACCTACTGTTCGGAATCGGTTTCATCTTTTCTCTCCTCAATCCATTGTTCAACTTCCGTTTCGACCCAACGGGCAGCAACGCGCTTCTGATCCTTGTCGCCAAGCTTTACTGGCGCAGGGAAGCGGCCTTCCTTGACCCACTTATAGATTGCGGCTTGAGAGACACCGAGCCATTCCGCCACCTCTCGTATGCGCAGCAACTTAGAACGGGATGTCATTGTCGATCTCCTTCACATCAAGCTCTACTTCATCTTCCTCAAACTCAGGGATCCACCACACTCGAACCGTGGTCCTTGATCCATCGGGCTTGTAGATATTTTTCTTGCCGTGGCACTCTTGGTTGTTGTTCAACCGTTTGAGCTGTTCTTGAATCTCGGCCCTGTTGTACTGGGTGAAATTCTTTTGCCGCAGGAACTCCTGCAAACCCCACATGGTAAACATCGTCTGTCCGTCCTCGGTCCATGGTTTGCCCATGGCCAATTCGGCGGGCTCCATGGCACGGATCCTGCTTGTACAGAACTGACGTAGCAGCTCCTTAAACTCACCACGAACTGTCAATTCCTCTGGCGCATCAAGCCGTGTGGCCTCGTTCAACAGGTTCGACATCATAGCCTGCCAGTCCTGCTGCTTGATCGACGGCGGATAGAGGGTCGCCTGTTCGATAACAGCACGCTGCCACATATGTTGGTTTTGCAGGTGCTCGGTCGTGAGCTGTATGCGGTGGCCGTCCACGTCCATGAAGTACAGCTTTGGCTCTGACATTAGGATGGTCAGGCCGCCGATCTTTGGCATGTCGATTGAGGATGTGCCCACGCCATACTTCCGTGTTCGACACAGCACCACATCGCAGTGGCTCTTAAACGGTTCGTCATTGCAGGTATAAAAATAATCCTTTTTGTTTAGGGATTTCTGCAAGTTCTGAACCTCGCCTGATGGGAGCGGCGTGGTAAACAGCTTGTGGTTCATGCTCTCAAACTCATCGACCCAATCGTCGGGCGACTTGAGGCGGCAGTATACACCGCACATAAACAGGGTCTTGTTGCGCTCACTGCTCACGGGTCCGTCAGCAAAGATGTGCTCCAAACAAGGCGGACCATCCGTAAACAGTTTGCGTTTCTTTGACAGCTCGATCCCCTCAAGGTGGGACAGAGATACACGGGATGCCTCGACCTTGTCCAAAAACTCCGACAGTTCAAGCGACTCGCCCTTCTCGTCGAAGGCATAGCGCATGGTCATCTCGGCATTCTGGTAGGGCATGTTAATAAAGTTGCCCACATCCCCACGATCAGACAGGATTCTGTCTTGCTTGGGAAATATCTCGCAACCGCTGAAGCCCAACGCGATAGAAAATTCCGTGAGGTATTCCCGAACCGAAGATGCATCGTAGAACCGATCGAGAAATACATATAGGTGTGCGCCGCCTGACTTGGTGCGGCAGTGTATAAATGGAAGCTTCAGCTTCTGGATCTTGGCTTGCAGTGACTTGTGATCCAGATCGTACTGGTCGATATCGAGCGCACCCCATGAGCACTGGTTGTCCTCGTTGATAGGGATCGCGCCTACACCGAGCCCGCCATCAAGGTGCGCCTGTACTTTCTCCTCGGTCAGAGGTTCACGCACGATGCGGCTGTCCGCTTCAGCTTTACCTGTCCGCCCTGTCTTACCTACTTTGGTCGTTCCATGGGCTACCCGCGAGCCCTCGAAGGCAGCGAGCATTCTTGCTGCGTCTGACATTTCTCACTCCACTGTTGAAAAAGGGGTGCCCCTCTTTGATGAGGCAAGATACGGGGCACCCCTGCGGCTGCTTAGAACGGGATTTCTTCGTCCCGCTCAGGAGAAGGGGATGGGGATTGGGCGGAGTGAGCCCCCTCCTCAGGTGCAGCCTTAACCTCGCCCGCCGCAATCGACTCGCGGAAGGACTTGGCTTCGAGAAGTAGGTCACGGTTCTCAACCAGACCCACCTTTTCTACTTGGTAGTTGTTCCACGAACCTTGGTCATTGGACTCCTCGGTCGTGGTCAGCTTCCACATAGTTGCGAACACAGCAGGTGTAACCAGTGCCCCCGTCTTTGGGTGGCGCACCTTCTGCATTGCGATCTGTGTCTTCCAACGGCGGCTGACCTTCAGCTGCGTGGACTTCATGTCGATCACGGCAGGTTGGTAGGAACCATCTTCGCCAAGGATCAAGCAGAAGTGTTGGTCGGACTTCACCAGTTCGTTACCGCTTGGCAGCATCTCGCGCGAACCGTTGCGCACTGTTTGCTGAAGGACAGGATCGTTGGGTGAGATCTCACCCTTGAACCCGCCACCCATATCACGGGGCACGAACTCCAAGTACTTGGTTGTCTGGTAGCAGGGGATCACAGTGATGCCCTCCTCGCCAGACCAGAACTCATTGGTCACAGTGTTGAACATGTCGCCCTGTTCGGCACCCTCGATGTACTCAGGCTTCTTCTTGCTGAGCTGTGGTGACAGGGCCTGCAGTACACGGATGAACGGGATCTGCATCTCCGAGCTGTCGAAGGCAGCGCCCTCTCCTGCGGTTTCAAAGATGTCGTCCAAAACATCAGTAGATACGGCGGTTTCTTTCTTGGTTGCTACAGCAGTACTCATTTCGCTTTCCTCTTAATCTCAGCGGTGTTTGCAACAAAGGCCCCGAACATATCGAGGTCGATGGGTTTGCCCATCTCAACGCGCTCCTTAACGAAGGCGCGAAGTGTGGACGGGTGGATGTGGGTCTTCGTGCTAGGCTCGAAGCCACGATCTTCCAACATGCCGACAACGTCACCGGCAATGTTGTCTTCGCCTTTACCGAAGGACACGATTACATCGTTCTTGATGATGTCATCGAGGCCCTGCTCACGAAGCCACGAGAACGCTTCTTCTTTGCGATCAACGGGAATGGATGCATGGACCATCATCTTACGGCTGACGGTTACGCCGTCAACATCGACGCGCTCCACACCCATCTCGTCCATCAACGCAGGGATGCGCTCGACCGAAAGCTTATGCTTTTCGGACTTGAGACTTTTGAGATGCTGTTCGGTATCTGCAATCTGCTGCTCGACATTACGCAGATGCCGCACAAGATTACTGAGGGATTTGCCGGTCTCGCTGTCTACATTTTCAAGCGCACCGGCTTCGTCGAAAATGTCTTCAAAGATATCAGTCATAAGTTTTTCCTCTTCAGGGGTTGTGGAATGCATGTGATTATGCGATCCATGTGGTGAACCTTAATGGAGGTATGTAATGACTGTCAACTATAAATTTAAACTACCACCCTTCGAGCACCAACAGCACGCATTGGACGCCGCTGGAAACCGAAGAGAGTTTGGGTTCTTTATGGAGATGGGAACAGGCAAGTCCAAAGTCCTCCTCGACAACATCGGTCAGATGCATTTGGCAGGGCTGATCAACTTCGCTTTGATCATCGCACCCAAGGGTGTGTACCGAAACTGGGTCACCAAAGAGATCCCAGAACATATGTCAGACGATGTCAATTATCGAGTGATCCGTTGGGTGGCTAACCCAAACAAGAAGCAGGAAGCAGACATGCGCTCGGTCGCCGAGAACTTCTCAGGCTTGACCCTCTTCATCATGAACGTCGAAACTTTCTCCTCGCTCAAAGGACAAAAGGCAGGCGACTGGATGGCTAAGCGATTCGGTGCCTACGGTCTGATCGGCATTGACGAATCAACCACAATCAAGAACCACAAGGCGAAGCGGACCAAGGCGCTCATGAAGATCGCAGCGCAGTTCCAGTACCGCCGCCTGCTCACAGGTTCGCCCGTGACTAAGTCGCCTTTGGACCTCTACTCTCAGACCGAGTTCCTCCGTCCTGGGCTCTTGGGTTACGATTCCTACTACGCATTCCAAGGCCGCTATGCTGTGACGCAAAAGCGGAAGATGGGGGCCAAAAGTTTCCAACAGATCGTGGGCTATCGCAATCTTGAAGAGCTGACCGACAGAGTAGATCAGTTTTCGTTTCGAGTTCTGAAGAAGGACTGCCTCGATCTCCCCGACAAAGTATATACAGCCCGCTACGTTACGCTCACACCAGAGCAACGCAGGATGTACGAATCGATCCAACAACAGGCGCTGCACATGTTCGAGGACGGGCAGATGGTGTCGGCCCCTGCCGTGATTACGCAGTTGCTCCGCTTGCAACAAGTTATGTCGGGCCACCTCAAGACAGACGATGGCGAGATCAAGACCTTCCCCTCGACTCGGATGGATGAGCTCGCTGACATCCTCGATGAGCATGACGGCAAAGCAATTATCTGGTCACGTTTCCGTTACGACATCGTGAACATTGTGCAGATGCTCAACAAAAAGTTTGGTGAAGGCACTGCCGCTGCATACTACGGTGATACCTCCGATGACGAACGCAACGACATCGTCACCAATTTCCAACAGGGTGAGAAGCTTCGATTCTTTGTTGGCAATCCTGCGACAGCGGGATACGGTTTGACGCTGACCAGAGCGAACCTTGTGGTATACTACGCCAATGACTTTAACCTTGAAACTCGGATCCAATCCGAAGACCGTGCCCACCGCATCGGTCAACAGAACAAGGTGACCTATATCGATCTTATATCTGAGGGCACCATCGATGAGAAGATCGTGCAGGCGCTGCGATCCAAGATTGAAATCGGAGCCAAAGTTTTAGGAGAGGAGGCACGCGAATGGCTAACACTAAAGCCAAAGAAGTAGAGGTCTATTCCCCAGAGGTTATCGAACTCATGGTCGAGTACCGAAAAGGCTGGGCAAACAAAGAGAACGCCATGCGGGACATCATGGAGCTGACCGGCCTATCTGCCCCTGTGTGCGGGGCACTCCTTGACATGGCTAAGAGCCAGAGCGTTACGCAGATCCGTGGCTACTCCAAAGTGCCCAAGCACTTGCAGGAAGCAAAAGCCCGCAAAAGAAAACAGGAGCCCTAAGGCTCCTGCTTCCTAACTGCAACTCTTTAGCAAGGTAGGGTAGTGAATCCTACACCTCCACTATACCGCTTTCGCGCATCCTGTAAAACTCTTTTCTGATGATGACCGAAAGCTGTCGAGTCATGGTCCTTTGATCTGCATCCGCCATCTGCTTCAGCATTTTGTGGTCATCCAAAAGCAAAGCGACATTGCGAAACTTTAGATCTTCTTTTGCCATAGAAAATACTCCTGTGTTTGTCGCCCACTTATACCGTGGCTGTGGGCAACGCACAACATCTACGCAAAACTTTTGGTGTTCAACGCCCAGAGCACAAACGAAGCGCGCTTCTGGTTTGGTGCAGCGTGGACATCGGCCCTTGCAATCAGGCCACGGTTATGCAGCCCCATGCACCAGTTGTTCACCGTCTTGGTATCAAGCCCCGTCTCTTCCATTAAATCGATAGTCGTGAAGTAGCCCTCGGGTGCCTCCTTGATAATAGCCAGGATCTTGTCCCCTGGTGTTGGCTCTGGCTCTTGCTCGGGTTGATCCACTACCTCCTGTCCATCGGGGATCGTAACCCGCATGGCGCGCCAAGGAATGTTATCACGTTTGTCGGGAAAATTGGGCAGCAGATGACCCATGACCACCATACCCTCGTCAAGCTTCATTGCATCCACAATACGCGCGTTGATGAACACCTGTTCGCCATCAACCGTGGAGCCAAAGGCACTCCCCGCATAGGTTAGCATGTCAACATGGACAGGTTTCTGGAAGGTCTCAAAAGTTTGGTTCAAAGATTCGGTCTGCATTTAATAGCTCCTTATAATGGTTAAGTTCGTTTACGAGGAAGGCGAGGCGTGGATCTTCGTTCCACTCTGCATCGCTGACCTCACGCTCAAGGCGTTTGATTTCGTCTGGCACGTAAACCAGATCAGGGTTTATCGATCTCATCGAAGTACGCATCTATAATCCTCAATCTTATTGCGTCTGCTACTGTCAGTCCCTCTGGTATGTCGTCCATAATCCAGTCGATCTGATCAGGGTTTAACTCATCGAGGATCTTAGACACGCTTCCAAGCTTATGTGGATAACCATGTAGCGATCCGCGCTTGCCTCGTAAGTTATATGCTCTTCCCATCCTTCCTCCTTTGTTCCACGAACCCACGTAAATCTTCCCTTGCTTGCCATAGTTTCTGTTCGACATTGTTTGGTGCGTCCCTGCTGTACCTCATGTCTTGGTAGTAATCGACCTGACGCTTTAGGAACTTGTATTCCTCTTCTTCCGCAGGTGATAATCTCTCCATCTTCTCCTCCATTTATAAACCAAGATCACCCAGACAATAGCGGTGAGCCAATAGAGCAGCTCAAGATCCCCGCTCGATTCCATCGTAGTATCCTTCCAAATATGAATCCCGTTTCATGGTGCGCAGTAAATCAGCAGCGACGTATATACTGGGCTTTTTGGCTTGGCCCTTTTCCCACGCTTTCAACTGGGTCATGAACTCTTCGTATCGGTCTGTCATGTATCGTTCCTTCCATCATCTGTTTACCTAATCGAGACGCGCCACTCGGAAAGTCACGCTGCCTCATTCTCTCATTCTCAACACGCGCAGCTGCGGCCAAAAGTTTCGCGTAAAGCTCTTCGTTCATCTTGAACCTTGGTCCCCTGTTTAGTATCTACTGTCGGCAGGCTGAGGCATCCATCATACCCAGTTTTGAACGACCCCCTCAGTCTGCACGATTCTTCTGCTCTCGCTCCTTGGACCTTTGTTTGTCGTCCTCGTCCATGCTTAGATGCGCGTTGGCTTTAACCAACTGCGCGATGGTAAAGTAAGCTTTGCTCTCCAACCATTTGGCGATGGCCTTGCGCTCAGCTTTCTTGCCCTCCAAGAACGCTCTCACCAA